ATTTTTTTGACTCCATGTGGAATAATGATTGATTTCAGTTTAATACATCCTCGGAAAGCATTATTCCCGATACGGAAAGATAAAAAACTGTAAAGTTTTTTATCTCTTGAGTCTAAAATCATTTCATCATTTTTAGAATGAACCATATTATTTCCAAAAATAACTTTTTCCAGACTCTCGCAACCTTCAAACGCGCTCATACCGATATTTTCAACAGAATCCGGAAAAATAATCTTCCGCAATTTCTTACAACCGCGAAAAGCGTATTTTCCAATTGATTTCAGTTGTGAATCTGGTAGGAATGTTATTTCTTCAAGATTCCAGCATCCTTCAAATGATTCATTTTCAATTTCAGTAATTTCGCGTTGAATAATGATTTCAATGAGAGTTGTATCTCCGCGATTTTCTTCTCTTTTGAGCTTCATTTTTGAATTATATTATAAATTATATTGAAAAAATTCAATTTTTCTTTTTTCAAATCATTCGCGTTTCAGCTTTTTCCTACACATTGGACAGGTTCCTTTGCTTGAAAACCACTCGCGCAAACATCTTTCATCAAATAAATGACCACAAACTGTTTGAACGACATCTGAACTTTCATTAAATGATTCAATACAAATAGAACATTCGGCCTCTTCTTTTATGTTTTCAAATCGGACGCGCTTGTATGGAGATTCGAGAACGGTCAATGTTTCGTCATTATTGATAAAATTCTGACCGTGCTCAATTGTTTGTATATTTGGACAATTGACGAAATTATCTGAACCATATATACGCACATTGTCTCCAAAATAGACCGCTTCAAGACTCTCACAATGTAAAAATATGCTATGTCCATAAACGGAGACATTATTTCCAAACCGAATAGTTTTCAAGTTTTTACATCTGGCGAATATACTTATTCCATTGATAACTGCATCATCCGGTATAACGAGATGTTCAATGCCATCACATTCATTGAATATTCCGGTTCCAATTAAGTTGATTCCATTTCCGAGAATAAGCTCTGTCATTGAACAACATGAGAACACGTGATTTCCGCGAATAATGACATTTTTATGAATTTCAATGCGATTAAGATAGGAACAATATTGAAAAGAATATGCTCCATATATTACGGTATCTTTATGTATTTCGAGTTCTCGACAATATCCTCTTGAAAAAACACCATAACCAAAAATGGAACATCCTTCATTGATGACTATTTTTTCAGCTTGAATACCGCCAAATGTATAACTTCCAGTCAATTTAGATTCAGCACCGACTATTATGCTCTCATATACATCTTTTCTATCATAAAAATAACCATATGATTGCTCAACAAGCGATTTAGGTTGTATAGTTATTGAATTATTATCAATTCTAACAAGTTCTGTCATTTTATATACAGTAAATTATAATTAGTAAAAATTATCAATTTTTTACAAAAGTAATGCTCGACATATTGGACATGTTTTTTTTTGGACTAACCAAGCACATAAGCATGATTTATTGAAGTAATGTCCGCATATTGTTTGAACAACAACCGATTTTTTATCGAATAATTGAAGACAAATAGAACACTCGACTACTCCTTCTGGAATTTCTTCAAGTTGAACACGATTGTATAATTTTTGAAAAATTCGAAGTGTTTCATCCTCATTCAGAAAATTGTCGCCGTGCTCAATTGTTGTAATATTTAGACAACCATTAAAATTTTCTTCTCCATATATACTTACATTATCGCCAAAATAGACCACTTCAAGACTCTCACACAATGAAAATATGTAATTGCCACGAATAGTAATATTGTTTCTAAAACGAATTGTTTTTAAATTTACACATTGTGCGAATATTATACTTCCTTCAATATACGCATCGTCTGGTATTTCAAGATATTTAATATTTTTACATGAAAAGAATATTCCTGTTCCAACTAAACGGATTCCTGTTCCAAGAATAAGCTCTGCCATTGAACAACAGGAAAACGAATGGAGTCCTGCAATTTCTACATTTTTATCAATTTGAACACGATTAAGATATGAACAATATTGAAAAGAATAAGGACCATCAATATTTGTTCTCGGTCGTATTTCAATTTCTTCATAAAGACCTTTTGAAAAAACTCCGAAACCATCGATACAACAGCCATCATTTATGATTATTTTTCTTACGGAAATACTCGAAAAAGTAAAAGAACCAGTAAAAATACAACCGGAACCGACATTCATACAATCATACGAATTACTTTTATTATCAGAAAAAACATCTAATTCATGAAAAATCGAATTCGGTTCTATATCTATTGAATTATTCGCAACTCGAACGGATTTCATTTTATAACAATTTAATTATAATCAGTAAAAATTATCAATTTTTACAAAAATGATGCTCGACAGGAAGGACAAAAATTGCGCAATTTTTCCCATTGAGAAAAAGCACTTTCCAAAAAAATATGCCCACATCTCAATAAAACCGCAACTGATTCATCACTCAGTTTTTCCCGCGTTATTGGACATATATCCACATCAAAATTAGTATGCTTCTTCAATTCATTGAACTTTCCGACGCGGTATGATTTCTTAAAGAATAAACTCGCACAATCAGCAAAAGCGCTCATATCACACAATGTGCTCCTATTTTTGAATACGACATCCCGTAATTTTAAGCAATTACTGAATGCTTTTTCTTCAATTCCAAGGACGGATTCTGGGATTATTATTGATTCGAGCGATTCACAATAAGCAAAAGCGCTTTTCTCGATTAGAGTTAGCTTATTCGATAAATGAACCTCTCGCAATTTATCACAACTGAAAAATGCCATTCGCTCTATGATTTGAATGTTGTCTGGTATTATTATTTCCTCTATACTTATACATCCTCTAAAAAAAGAACCTTTAATACTTGTCATTTTTTTGGGAATTACGATTGATGTCAAGTTTTTACAATCGACAAAAATCCCGCCACCAATATGTCTAATTTTTTCAGGAAGCTTAACATTATTCAATAAATAACAACCTGCGAAAATATTATGCTCCATAATATAGACTGAATTTGGTATCTTTACGTGTTTCAGAGATACGCATCCGTAAAAACACTGGAAACGCATCCTCAGTAATTTTGGAGGAAGTTTCACTTTTTTTAGAGATGTGCAATTCGTAAATGTTTGTTCCTCAATTACGGATACACCATGTGGTATATCAATCTCTTCAAGAGCATAACACGAATCAAAAGCGCATTTTCCAATGCGGACGACAGTTCTTGGAACGTCAAAACTCGCCATTTTTAAGCAAAAACCGAACGCTTTGTCTCCAATATACCGAAGTCCGTGTGTAGGAATCACGATTTGTTCAATATTGCTACACAAATAAAACGCTTTTTTTCCTATTTCATAAACAGTCTTTGGAATTATCACAATTTTTATTCTCGAATTATTGTAAAATGCGAGTCTTGGAATCTTTTTCGTTCCGTTCTCTATTATGAGAACACCTTCATCAAATAATGTATATTTCATTGTTTTATTTTATATGATTATCTAATATAAAATACTTCAATTTTTATGGACTTCCAAACTTCTCTAAATATTCGACCACTTCATCGACTGTGCTAAGAACAACTATATTATACGCATCGAGCGTATTTTTAATGAACCCTTCCTTTTGTAATACGGCAATTTGCGCGAGTAAATGGTCATATATGTGGTTAAAATTGAAAATGATGACTTTTTTGGATATTTCTCGGATTTGATTTTTAGTAATCGCCTCTAAGCATTCATACATCGTTCCGAATCCTCCGGTTAAAACGAGCATGAGGTCCGCCAACTCAATCAACTTGGACTGCCTATCCGAAATATTGTCGAAAACATAATCGTCGCCTCCGCCTTCAACAAACTGGTTCAAGTTGCTTGTTATAATGGTTCCGCCCCTATTTTTGAACGTGTTGCGAACAGTTCCCATAAGCCCAATGGACCCACCTCCATAAGTAATTCGATATTTTTCAATATCTATGCGCGAAATCAAGTTTTGGGTGGCTTCTGTGTATTCAGGTTTAAGGTCGTGTTTTCCGGAACAAAAAATCGTCAGATTAAGCATATTAGTATGTTTTATTTTATATTTCGATTTCGGATTTTCTAAAATATAATTTTCTTCAATAAAGTAATGTCCTTTGAAGCAATGTCTGTCTCTCCGTCTTCAAAACGCGCTCAGATTAGAATTCCTAATCCAAATCCAAGAACCTCTCCTGCTGGATTCTCCGGTTCCTTCAACGCCAGTAATGGTGGATGGAGCGGTTCCGGTCGTATAACTGTTGGAAATGAAAATCGAAATGTTTTCGTCCAAGGCCAAGCTTCTGGTGGTTGGTCCGGCCGTCCGAGCTTAGGTGGAATGGTCGGTGGTCAAATCCGATTTTAAGGCTATAACACATATTTTTCTATAAATTTAGAACATATTCGGATTCTAAATAAAAATAAAATACGTTTTATTTTTATGGATGAAAAGTTGAAAATCAAATGCGAAAAATGTAATTATAAAGCAATTACTAACTGGAATGTAAAATTACACTATTTGACGAACCATTCTACGATTGAAGAGCGTAAAACATACAAATACTATTGCGAAATTTGCGATATTGTTTTATTATGCGAGAAATATTATGTAGCCCACTGCGAAAGTAAGAAGCATAAACAGCTCCTCGAAGAGTCAGTCGCGCTTACAGAAGCTACAACAGACTGATGAAATGAAACCGCGATTACAATTTGCTAAATTAACCTTCTTATCCTCTTTTTTTTCTAAATTTATTTGTATCCGGTAATCTTCAAATGAACTGAGTGAATCATTTGATGAAAATATTGGAGCACTACTTTTATCAGTTAGTGTTATTGTTGAATCATCGGAGGAATCCGACATATATGCGCTAACTACAATCGGTTTTAATCGTGGGCTCACATAAGCTGTCTGACGCGCCATTGGATTAAGTGTCGGGCTTTTATTTGTTGAATACATAATATTGCGGATATTTTATTATTCCATTATTTCAAAAATATTATTCTTCGTAATATTATTAAAAAATGCTACAGACCGGAGGTAAAAGCGCAAAGAAGACATCTTCTTCTACCACGAAACGCCATTTTACGGTTGTTATGGGAAACAAGGAGCACGGTCTCTATGTTTCTTCAAGCCCATCTTCCGCGGCCAGAAAGGCCGTGAGCAAACTCTGCGCCACGGACAAAAAGAAGAAAGTCCAATTCCAGATTCGAGAGATTACTCAGGGGTCCAAAAAGAAAACTTATGGGCCTTACGTGGGAAAAATGAAAAAATTGGATAAACCTATTGAACTAAAAGGTCGCATAATTAAATATTCGACTGATGTATATTTGGATAAAACAAAAACTTCTGTAAAAATGGGTAAAAAAGTTGGGAATAAAATGAGGGGGGGTGGAATAGATAAACGTGATTTTATAATGCTTATAGATGTAAATAGAATAGAACAAATAAAACCTGTTTTTGAAAAAAAAAGTATGTTTTTTAAAGAACCACAGTTATTTTTTGGATTATCTAAATCGAATATTGGAAGTGCGCGATATTATAAATTTGTAGCATATAATAGTGGTTTTGGAAATAATAAAAAAGCAAAATTTGATAAATTCATTTTGAATAATACATTAAGTAAATCTACACACGAAGAAAATATAGATATAGCTGAAATACCACTCGATGATTTATTAATACTAAAAGATTTTCTTGACAAAGAAGAAAATCAAAGTTATTATAGAACTATAAGAGGCGCAGTTTATACTAATTTAAAAACCGAAAAAAGACAACCAGAATTACAATATAAACGAATTCAACAAAATGAGTATAATAGATATTTAAGAAATTCTCAAGAAAAAAAAAATATTCTTGAATCCAAAATACAAGATATAATTAATGATAATCAATTGAGACAAAGGAATAAATTATTAGAAAAATTAAAAAATACTCTAAAAAATTGTGATTTCAATGATGATATTATTAATTCTATTAATTTTGGTGTAATATTACAAGAATATTCAGAATATGTTTCAAATATTTTTTCAAAAAGAAACAGTTATAATTTTGAACAATTAAAAATAAATTCTAATATAGATAATATAGATAATATAGAAAATAAGTTAATAGATAAATTTTGTGAAAATAATCATTATAATATATGTAATATCTTAATGTTTAAAAAAATTGGTATAGCAGATAAAATTAAACGTATTGAAGATTTTTTGATTGATCGAACAAAAACACATTTTTATGATGATATATATATAAAAAAAAATAATATAGATTTTCATAAACAAGCGTTAAATATATTAATAAAATACGGAAATTTGGAAAATTATATTGAGACGCTAAATTCAAATTCAACAGAGAATAAAAATTTTAATTCTAAAATATTCGATCAAATAACACAATATGCAAGAAAGATTAAAAAAAATCAACGATATAGACTTTCCCAATCTAATTTTCAAAATGATGGAAGTGTATCAGCAAGAGGACGCTAAGATTACACTTTTTTTTATAAAAAAATTATACTTTTTTGGAAAAAGAAGTAATAATCTCGAATATTTCCAAAATATTATTCTTCGTAATATTATTAAAATGCCACATATCGGAGGTAAAAGCTCAAAGAAGACATCTTCTTCTACCACGAAACGCCATTTCACAGTTGTTATGGGAAACAAGGAGCATGGTCTCTATGTTTCTTCAAGCCCATCTTCCGCGGCCAGAAAGGCCGTGAGCAAACTCTGCGCCACGGACAAAAAAAGGAAAGTTGAATTTAGTATTCGAGAAACAACCCAAAAATCAATCAAGAAAACTTACGGACCATATTTAGGATACATCGAAAAATTGGCTAAACCAATTGAATTGAAAGGTCGCGTAATTAAATACAAGCCAGTCGCGAAATTATTGAAGAAAAAGACGAAGACTGGTGGAGCCAAGAAAAGAGGTTCAGTTTTAGTTGTTGAAGCAAAGGACGGTAAAATTAGTAAGAAATATATTACAAAGAAACAGGCTGATAAACATATGAAGCCACGACACAAGAGACTTGATAAAGGTATGAAAGCAATGCATAAATCTATGAAGAAATCTATGCGGGGGGGGGGGTGAGAATATTGTTTCTGAACAAATACTGAATCAAAATGGTAATTATTATATTAAAGTTAGTAGAACAGCAATAAATGGACCAATTGATATATTATTATTTAATGAAGGTAATGAATCCAATCCTCCAAACCAGACCATGAATTATGTTCAATCGCAAGCATTAAATTTTCGTACAGATAATACAAATAATAATTATTTAATTACCGGTGCATCAGATAATACTCTTCTGGAATTTTTACGTAAATATACAGATTCTATGGCGGATGGTGGTAGCTTTGATGATATCATAAAAGAAATAAATCAAGGTTTATAATAATAAATAATCACATCTCATTTCTTTAAGAACGAAAACTCTTAAAGAAATCTTTTAATTCAGCGCCGGAAGATTCAACCGCATCTCCGGAATTCCCGCGACAACCGCTGCCCCTCCTCCACTTGCCCCCGCCGATATAACCATCTCCTTCCCCTGCTCGCCATCTTCTATACTGCGCCCTTTTAGCAAATCATTCACGACGTCTCCCTTGACTTTACTATCAACCGCCATAACAGTCTCCATATCATTCCTATTATAATTCTCAATGATTTCCTCAATAGATTCCATAAATATAACAAAGACTTCTCGATGACGCCTTTGATGACGCCCGTTTGTTTCATCCGGAGTTATATTGTATTTTCCACAAAGAAGTATAAAAAGCCAACCTTCATTCTTCATCTTTTGGTAAATAGTTCTCAAAAGAAAATAGCGCTGATCCACTTTAAAAATATTGTTATACCCTGTAACGAACCCTCCGAAAATAGACAGGCCCCACGCGGTCCAATAGACTGGATTATTCATCGAACCGTCGCCGAAATAATATTGGATGGATAGGAGGGCTGGTATAGCGACCCCGAGAGTCGTCGCAAGGAACCGATGTAAATAAAACCAAACCGCATAAACATGCTTGTAATTACGGAATGAGTGTAATTTGTTCATGTATCTGCGCCTAAACAGTATCTTCTGATTATCCGTCAAATCCGTCGTTTTGAGAATGCTGTCCGTCTTTTCAAAAAAATTGTTGGAGTAATCCGCTTTTACAACGGCGGTCGTCTCCGCCTTCCTACAAAAAAAGTTCCCCATTATATTTAACAAATAAAAACAATATTTTTATTTGAAAAAAACCTTAATAACCCTCGTATTGTAGGCCCATATCCCTGTTCGAATTCGCAAACAACCAAGTGTATTGTGTAATACCGCGGGGGTAATTGAACATACTCGGGTCCAAACTCGTCGTGAGTGGTTCCTGCTCCAACCCTTTCCGTATTCCCCGACAATTCTTACCCCCCTCGGGGCGCTGTTTTCTGCTCTGGACTCCCTGACTGTTCCATGTGTAATCATAGACTCCACACGGCCACGCCTTTTCTCCCTTCGGTTGCGTGTCCAAAGTAATCCATTGGTTCTCAATACGCGCCGGTAATTGGTAGGGGCTGTTCTCCTTCTTCTTCCAGATCGTGTAATCGAAGACGGGCTTATCGAATCCTTTGATTTCCTTGTTCTCGAACTTCTCGAACGCATTCAATACCAAACTCGAATTAACAATCTCAATCCAATTCACCCAGATTTTCTCGAATGGACAAGGTATTGGGAATGAGACGCCTTTAAATGAATCCACCTGATTCCCCGATGTAAGAACACTAGTCGGCGTCGGAATAAGTTGGTCCTCGCTGGGGGTCCCCACGTGATAAAATGGAAACTCTGGCGTCGTCAGTTCCGCAATATTTTTCCCATGGCCTCCCTTCTTACAATCGTATTTCCCGATTTCTCCCTTCTTTGGTAATTCGCAAATTTCGAATAATAGGCGAATTTGCGTCCATCCCACGCGCTCATAGACAAAACAGTCGACCTGATTTATTTTGAGGGGGGAATCCGCCACTTCGTATATCTTCCACGACTCATACCCAACCAACCAAAAGTCCGTCCTGTTCTCGGATAGCTCGTTCATTTTATCAAGGAGGGGGCGAATCATTATATTCAGCTTGTCCATATTGTGATAATCAATAGTGTTCTTAGCATAATCACGGACCAACTTCTTCTCGTATTTCTTCGACTTCTCTGATATGCGCTTGAACAACTGGACCAAAAAGGCGTAATACAATTGCGTATAATTGAAATTGTTATTCTCGTCGAAGGCGAGTGGTTCTCCACTGGGGTCATTCGATATGTGTGTCAAATCCGTGTTATAATCCATATAGTTCGGGGGGTTTCCATCAAGGACGGTCGGTTTATTTATATATTTTTCCTCGCAATCTCTTTTCGTATTTATTATTGCGACGACTATTATAACTATAATTAATATTGCGATTAACATTAATTTTTATAAGAAAAAAATATTATCTATAAAAATCGTTTTACTAAACTATTCTATTCTTCCTCCCAATAAAAACATGACGGATGGATAACTAAACTGTTTATTTCGAGAATGCTTTGCGAATTTTTGTGCCAATTTATTATGGGTCGGCTCGCAAAATGCTTAGCCTTCAATTTTTTAATTAGGTCCTTCTGAAATTCGTCCCAAACATCTTTATCCATTGTCATTCTGAACTTCTCTGCGAAAGCAACTAATTTCTCTTTTTGCTCGTCCAGACTCAATTGCCTCCAAGCCTTTAATTTATCAGCTTCATCCACTGTATCATTTTCGCTAAGTTTTTCCATTAGATTATTAAAACTGTAATAACCACTTGTTTTCGCCGTTTGTAAATTAGCCTCTTGGTCATCGTCGATCGAAATTCCTTTTCTTAATACTTTCATGAACTGCATCTTCTTCATTCGCGCTTGTAATATTGTTCCTTGAATAGGGGTCTTATCAACGGCGACTTTTTCGATTTGGGGGATAACTTTATCCTCGAACTCGTGATGTAAAGAAATATTTAATTTTATATAATGACAGCGCATCTGATGGAACAGATTGTCATGACTATTTTCATATAATGTAGGGGATTGAATAGGTTTCATTTTCATATAATAGTCAGATTCTTTTAAGTTTGATTCGGGTTCGCATTTGCGTTCGCGTTCGTATTACTAACTGGCGCCCGACAGGTGGGACAAGTCGTGTGCCGGTCCGTAATTATCCAACGGCGAATTTGTGGTTCCATAAATGCGTGCCGACAAGGAAGAACAATAACATCTGAATCATCCTGAAAATCCTCTAATGATATTCCACAACGGAGACATTCTTGGTGAATGATATTCTGATTCCGAAGATTTTGGTAGGTTCCCCTCGGTAAAGCATTGAATGCGTTTATAGTTATTGTATCCCGATTAAGCATCGTATTCCATATATTATTAATATAATTGTCTAAATTGACATTTGCTGTATCAAATATTATTTCGTATAATCGCCCTTGATTTTGAGCAGGGGGTGGAGCCTGTGCGGGTGCCATTTCCTCATCGCGCTGATTATTATTTCGATTGCGATTTCGTTGCCGATTATTTGTATTCGTATTTGTCGTATGATTATTATAATAATTGTTGATTGTTATCGGATTATTTCCGGCGAGTTGGTTTCGAGTGATAAAATTTGTTTGGAATTGTTGAACTAAATAGTTCATCCGATTATTAATAATCCGATTATTATGTTGTTCCATTGTTTCAATATAATAACGAGTCGCTTGATATACATTATAGAAAAATCCAAATAGATAATCAAATCCAGTGTCATTTGTTGTGTCGAGATATATTGGGTCTAAATTATTATAAAAATAGATACCAGCGACATCATATATAGATGCGTCATATAAATTTAACATTCTCCTAATAACTTCATTTAAATATAAACCACTATTTACAGTCATTAATCTAACTTGATTATTATAAATAACCTCAATATTATAACGAATGACGTTCATATTTATTAATAGTAATATTTTTTTATATTGTTATATAATTTATGTCATCTTCAAAAAATATCGGACTCTTCAAAATCCCTGAAAAAATAGTAGTTGTCGGAGATATACACGCGGACTATGAAACATTATTAAAAACGCTCCAATATGCGGGACTCATAAATAAAAAACTGGAATGGACCGGTAAAAAAACGCATCTTGTTGTAATTGGGGATTTAGTGGATGGTAAGAATCGCATCGGTGATTGGACGAACGATAGTGATATAAGAGTCATCTATTTTTTAGAGAAATTAATGAGTTCAGCAAGTAAAAAAGGCGGAAAAGTTGTAATACTTCTTGGAAACCATGAATTTATGAATATGTCCGGTAATTTTTCGTATAGCGGGTTTAAGGGAATAAAGGAGATGGGTGGAGAGAATGGTCGCGCGAAATATTTTAGGGGTGAATTTAAACAGTTTGCGAAGAAGTGTTATTTAGCGGTTCAATATGACGATTGGATTTTTTGCCACGCGGGAATAGCTCCTGAGATTTCTAAAAAATACTCTATCCACGATTTAAACACACTTCTTTTTATCTATTTAGACAATAAAATGAGCGACGAAATTAAAGAAAAATTTGTGGAAATTATTTCGGGGCCGAATGGGATACTTACAACGCGGGAATTTGGGGTCGATGAAGTCAGTTGTTCGCGTTTGAATAAGACACTCGCAAATTATCGAGCAAATCATATGGTTGTTGGACACACTGTCCAGAAGAATATAAATTCACTGTGTAATCATAAGCTATGGCGAGTGGATGTTGGGCTGTCGAGGGCGTTCGGTGAGAATAATAAAAAGCGAATTAGTTCATTGCTAATAAGCGACCATGGTAAGAAGACCAAGATTCTAACGTAGATTTCTAAAAAATTAGTTTAAAGAAAACAAAACATATAATTGTATAAAAATGGACGATTTACCAGTATCTTTTTCATGGACAACTCCGAAAATGAAAGCGAATGGAACCTGTATTACATACTGTTTCGCTTTCGTCAGAGACCCAAAGACTTTCCACGTATTACACGCGGGAGTCAAATACTTCGGAAAATATAGCAACCTCAGAAAAATGCGCCCATCTCTCAGAAAGACGGCGGTCGAGCGCTTATTGAAGAAGCCGATTATTTCATCAGTTTGTCTTGGTAAGACTGATGAACAATATCGCGCGAATTTATCAAATCCCAAGTTTCAATATAATGGAATTGGCGCTAAAGGAGATATTAAGAAGTCAAACGCACTCGCGAAATTCTTTCTTAATTCTATCTTTTACAAGGACACTAAGGTCCCAAGAAATTTGAAAAAGGTTCGCCTTTGTTGCTCAAAGGCGGAACATAATATCAGATTCTATAAAAATGAGTCGAAATATGTTGTATTAAAAGCAAATGAGAAGAGCACTTCAACAACAGTTTTTGTATCATATGGTTATGATTATAATGGAACCACTCTTAACCCAATTACGACTTTTCCAGTGGATACTATTTTCAATTTAAGAAAACGCGCGAAGTTCTACGGAACAAAGAAGGCGCGTTTTCCATTGGAGAATTATTGCGACTATATGGAGACAGATGAATTGAATCAGTTCGGTATTAAGATGGAGACGAAGAAGAAAGTAGTTCCCCAGTATTTTGTCAAATTTGCGGACTATCACAAGGACAGCAGAGTCGTCTTTTTCAGACATCGTGTAAATGCGAAAACGCGACTTCATATCGCGTTCATGGATTTTAAGAATTGGTTGAATTATTCACATGAGAATGTAGAATATAATATTAAGAGGATTGACAATGAATATAATCGTTTTTGTATTGGTTATTCATTGGAGAAGATTGGGAATAAGATGAATTCTAAACTTCTCCATAAGAAAATTGCGATTGACCGGATGTTATATCGTCCGAATATTGTGTGTGTTCCTTTTCTGAGCAAGAAGAATGTGTTTGATGTCCGTATGTGGATTGTGTCTCATATGCGGTTTTTGAATACGACTGGAATCGGAAGGATTAACGACTCGTCTATTAATCCGGCAACTTATCGGTTGAAGGTTGATTATGAATATGATGATTCAGATAATAAATTTGGAATATATCGTCCAGTTATCCAGATGACTTTATTCGAATCCATCCATGCCTTTTTAGCTGAAATGTATGGTTATGAATAATAATTATATTTAACAATTACTTCCTGTTTGATTTCTGGCGGTAGTTCCATTCGGGCAACATCCAAATCTTGTAGTTGAACAACCACCAACAGTTTGACGGTTTCTATTTTTAATATTTATTGCTTCAATTATGAAATAAGTTATGCTTCCGACAAATAAGGAAAGGATAATAACTCCTAAAATAAAGTAAATGATATTCATTATAATAATATAATGAATATTTTATTTTCTAACATGTATTTATGAATTATTTTATATTATTTATTGCTATCATTATAACAATGGTTGTTTTAATAATAACTCTCGGAGTAAATAAATGTGATTTGAAGGAAAAATGGGAGAATTATATGAGGAC